TGTAGACCAATTGGGACCGGAGATGCAGCGCCTGCTACAAGCGGGCATGGCTACGGACCTCGATAGCGCCTATTCGAAGGCGCTCCGCTTGAACGACGAACTTTTCACGAAGCATCAGGCGACACAACGCGATGCAGCGGAGAAGAATCGTCGGATCGAGGCGGATAAGGCAGCGAAAGCAGCCAAAGCGAACGCAGTCAGCACGCGAACGGCCACACCCGGCGCAGTCGCGGCAACGACAGGCGGGGCACCGAAAGGACGGCGCGCAGCACTGGAAGAATCCTTCGACCAGGCAACCGCAAGCCGTATTTGATATCCCTGATAGGAGCTACACATGGCATTCGCCAATGGAGCAATCAGCGACATCATCGCCACGACCATCCAATCTCGTAGCGGCGAACTCGCTGACAACGTAACAAACAACAACGCCCTGCTCATGGTTCTCCGCGAGCGTGGGAACGTCCGTCCGTTCGGCGGCGGTAACGTGATTTTGGAAGAAATCATGTACACCGACTCGACGACGACCAACGTCAACTCGTACTCGGGCTACGAAGTCCTGAACATCGCGCCGAACAGCCCGATTTCGGCGGCGCAGTTCTCGATCCAGCAATACGCGGCGGCTGTCACGATCTCGGGTCTGGAAATGCTCCAGAACTCGTCGAAAGAGGCAATCATCGATCTGCTCGACTCGCGCATGGACATCGCCGAATCGCAACTGATCAACCGCATTGCGGCCGACATCTACCTCGATGGCACGGGCAACAGCGGCAAGAACATCACCGGCTTGGCTGCGGCTATCCCGGATGCGCCTACCTCGGGCACGTATGGCGGTATCAACCGCGCGTCGTTCGCCTTCTGGCAATCGCAGGTGTTCTCGGGCACGACCAACGGCGGCGCTGCTGTCTCGGCTGCGAACATCCAGAACTACATGACGCAGCTCGCCCTCAAGGCGGTTCGCGGTCGTGATCGTATGGACCTGTTCGTTGCGGACAACAACTACTACTCGATGTACATCGCATCGATGCAGGCGCAGCAGCGCGTGATGAGCGACGGCAACACCAAGCTCGCCGGCGCAGGCTTCCCCGCTGTCAAGTTCTACGGCGGCGGCATGGCGGCTGACGTGGTGCTCGACGGCGGTATCGGCGCCAACGCCACGGCGAATCACATGTGGGGCCTCAACACGAAGTACATCTCGTTCCGACCGCACCGTGACCGCAACTTCGTGCCGATCGGTGGCGAGCGTCAGGCAGTAAATCAGGACGCTGTTTCGAAATTGATCGGGTGGGCCGGCAACTTGACCTCCCGCGGGCCGCAATTCAGCGGCGTGCTTATTTCGTGATTATGCGGGGTGTACGATCGCATAGGAATGGTAAAATATCCTAACTAACCCTTTAGGAGTTTTCCCCATGCCTGGTGGTCGTCCCCCTGTTGATCCCGTCAAACGATTTCTAAGCAAAGTAAAGCCTGTCGAATCTGGCTGTCACGAGTGGCAAGCTGGTCTAGCTCGGGGCGGCTACGGTAAGTTCATGGATGCAGGACATCGCACCCTTCAGGCGCACCGAGCTTCATATTTGTTCTTCAAAGGCGATATTCCGGAAGGAATGTGCGTAATGCATCAGTGCGACAACCGTCTATGCGTCAACCCGGCGCATCTGACCATCGGGACACTAGCGGACAACATTTCGGACATGGATGCGAAGAATCGCAGGGGCACAAAAAGCCCTTTCACTCGGGCACAAGCCGATGAAATCCTCGCATTGCTTAATACCGGATTGAGCCAGCAGAAGATCGCCGATATGTACGGCGTCGGACAGACTGTGATCAGCAACATCAAACTCGGAAAGACTACCAAATTCAAGGAGCAGTGAAATGCCCGCTTTCTCAGTAACTCCCCAGATCGGTTTCGATCTGATCAACACGATCCTGGCTACCGACATTGCGTCGGGCGCTCGCCAAGTCCCTGTCAACCTCGGTGAGCAGGTCTTCGGCAGCGACGGTAAGCGCTACGTCTTTGCGAAGGCCAATGCGTCGATCAGTGCTTCGACGACCGCCTGCACGGTAGCACCGTCGACGTTCCTCGCGACGGCTTCGGGTGGTTCGTACACGTCGCCGGCAACTGCGATGAGCACCGGTGATTACGGCTGGTTCGGTATCGCATCGGTCTAACAGTTTCTCCCGTGGCACCTTTGGGGCGTCTATATGGCGCCCCTTTTTTGGAGCTTGAAATGAATCTTACCCAAGAGATGAAGGATTTCGTGCATCTGATGGCGCGCGCGCTGGCAAAGGTGAGCGGTTCGGAGAATCCGGTCCCGTTTGCAGACACCGTGCTCGAACATGCTGTCGCCGAAGCAGCCAAGCCTGTCGAAGCCGTCAAGGCGGAAGTTGAGGCAGTAGTGGTCGAAACGCCGGCCGCATAACAAAACAAATCCACGGAGAAAAGCATGTACCAAGCACTGGAAAGTGACACGCAGAACCCGAAAGCCGGCCTGTGGGTCGAGTTCTATCCCGGCAAGCGATTCAACGAATTCCGCAGCAAGGAAACCGGCAAGCCCGAGTTCGATCTCGTGCCTATGATCAAGAAGTGCAATCCTGGCGATCCGACGAATGTCATCGAACGCCCGATGCGTGACGAGGACAAGGACGAATGGCCGCATCAGTGGGCGGCATACGAACGCCGCACGACCTATCGCCCCGAATCCGGTACGCCGATTGAAGATTGGCCGCGCTTGGATGTCGCGACAGTCGCCAAATTGAAGGCGCTCGAATTCCACACGGTCGAGCAGTTGGCCGAATGCTCGGACCAGCAATGCCAGCGGATAGGCATGGGCTGCTACGAGATGCGCACGAAGGCGGCGGCCTATATCGCTGCGGCGAAAGACTCGTCGCTCGCGCAGAAGCAGGCTGAAGACCTCATGCTCCGCAATCAGGAAATCGAAGACCTGAAGGCGACGGTGCTCCGTCTCGGAGCGCAGCTTGAGGCAATGCAATCTCTCGATCCCGAAAAGCGCGGTCCCGGCCGCCCGCGTAAAGAGGCGTAATCCATGTCGTCGACCATGTTGCAGCTTGTGCAGCAGGCTACCGGAGAATTGGGGCTTGCTGTGCCGTTCTCAGTTGCGGGCAATACAGCCCAAGACACGACGCAGCAGCTTGCGTTGCTCAACGCGGTCGGCTACGAATTGGTTCGTGAGCCTGCGTTCAACTGGCAGGCTCTGACGACCGAATATCGCTTCACGAGCCAGTGGACGATCCAGACTGGCAACGTGACGAGCGGTTCTGCAGTTATCACGAATATCCCATCGACGGCGGCCATTGTTGCTGGCACGTACATGGTGACCGGAAACGGCATCAATCAAGACACGTACGTGCAGTCGGTGGATTCGCCGACACAGGTGACAATGAGTCAGGCTGCCGCCGCGAGCGGGACTGGCGTAACGCTGACGTTCGCGCAGACCAAGTACGCATTCCCTGTGGACTATCAACGAATCATTGATCGCACGCAATGGGATAAGTCGAAGCATTGGGAAATGCTCGGGCCGGAAAGTCCGCAGCAATGGCAATGGCTGAAGTCCGGTTACATCGCTACCGGCCCGCGTATCCGTTGGCGCATCCTCGGCAACACCTTCCAGATTTGGCCGGGCGTCAGCACATCGGAATATCTCGGCTTCGAGTATGTCTCGAAGTATTGGGTGACGGATGTCAGCGGAACGCCGAAAGGCTCGTTCACGAGCGACACCGACACATGCCAGTTTGACGACCGCCTGATGGTCGCAGGGCTGAAGCTCAAATACTTCGGCATCAAGGGCTTTGAGACGCAGATTTTGCAGGACGAATACGACGCGATTCTTTCATCGGTCAAGGGCGAAGAACAGGGCGCTCCGATGCTTTCATTCGCTCCGCGGCTGTCGAGCTACTTGCTCGGCCCCGAGAATATCCCGGACAGCTTTCCTACTACCGGTCCATAAATGACCAACATCACCGGCATTGCAGCAGCGGCCCAGCGCGCGCGCAGGCAGGCCCAAGGGCAGCGTTCGACTACCGTCAACGTGCCAGCCCCGATTGGCGGATGGAATGCGCGTGATTCTCTGGCTGAGATGCCGATTCAGGACGCGGTTTCGCTGACGAATTGGTTCCCGACGACATCTGACGTAATAGGTCGTATGGGCTTCACGAAATGGGCGACTGGCTTGCCAACGCAAGTCAACACGATCATGACGTACAACCCCGCGGGCGGCACGGCAAAGATGTTCGCCGCGTCGGGTACTGCGGTCTATGACGTGACAGGCGGTGGTGCTGTCGGGGCACCTGTGGTGTCCGGATTAAGCAACGACAAATGGGCGTACACGAACTTCGCCACGAGCGCCGGGCCATTTCTCGGCATGGTGAACGGGCAGGATGGCTATTACGTCTATAACGGCACGACTTGGCAAAGCGTAACGGCTGTGTCTACGCCAATCTCGATCACCGCCGTTGATCCGACGACACTCAGCTTTATCACATCGTTCGCCCAGCGCGTCTGGTTCATCCAGAAGAACTCGCTCAACGCGGTCTATTTGCCCGTCAGCAGCGTCGGCGGTGCTGCGCAATTGTTTCCGCTGCAAGCTATATTTCGCCGCGGCGGCTCTCTCGTCTCGATGGGCGTATGGACTGTCGACGGCGGCTATGGGATGCAGGACAACCTGTGTTTTGTAACGTCTGAGGGCGAGGTTGCTGTTTATCAAGGAACCGACCCGTCTCAGGCTACTACCTTCTCACTGGTCGGTGTGTACCAGCTCGGCTCGCCAATGGGATTCCGATCATTCCTGAAGTACGGCGGCGACCTTCTCTATATCGGGAAAGATGGTCTAGGCCCGATCTCCGCATTGTTGGCTTCCACTCGGATTAATACCAACATCAATCTGACGGGGAAGATTCAAGGCGCGATCTCGCAGGCAACGAGCCTTTACGCGAACAACTACGGATGGTGCATGGTTCTGTTTCCGCTGCAGAACATGATCATCCTTAACGTCCCGGTAGGGCTAGGCCAGCAGCAACAGTATGTGATGAACACCATCACCGGGGCTTGGTGCAATTTCACCGGTTGGAACGCGAATCACTGGGAACGGTTTAACGATCAGATTTACTTCGGCAGCAATGGTTACGTCGGGCTGGCGTGGAACGGGTTCAGCGACAGCAGCCAGAATATCAATGCCATTGCGCAACAGGCCTTCAGTGAATTCGGCTCGCCATTGCAGAAGCGCTTCACAATGATGCGCCCGATCCTCTGGACGAATGGAGCGCCCGCTCTGGCGGCCGGCATCAACGTCGATTACGACCAGAACATTCCGAATTCCACGTTGAGTTTCCTGCCGACGAGCTTCGGCATATGGGATACGGCGATTTGGGATTCCGACATTTGGGGCGGATCACTGCAGATTGCCAAAGCATGGCAAGGCGTTACTGGCGTCGGCATGACTGGATCGCCAACCCTCAAAGCGGCCATAAACGGCACAGAGACTCATTGGGCGGCCTCTGACATCGTGTTCGAGACTGGCTGGACCGTATGAAGCGAATTGTGTGGGATCAACCGGAGCGCGTCATGCGCTTCGTGGCTAGTCGCGTCGGTGAGAAGGAACTGTTCAATTACAGCGCCATCGGGCTGGAGAGAGACGGCGAACTGGTTGCGGGCGTTCTCTATGAACAGCACAACGGCCCGAACGTGATGATGCACGTCGCATCGGATGGCTCGCGTCACTGGATGACGCCGGCCTACATGGCCGCGTGCTTTCGCTATCCATTCCTGCAACTCGGCGTAAATCGTGTGAGTGGTCTTGTCCGCGCAGATAACAAGGACGCGCAGCGATTCGACGAAGCATTGGGATTCAAGCCTGAAGGCGTATTACGGGAAGCCGCGGCAGACGGCGCCGATCTGATCCTGTACGGGATGCTCAAACGGGAGTGCAGGTATCTGGATGGCAAATACTTCGACGCGCTGCGCAAGGAAATGAAATGAACGTCTTTAAGCTTCTAAAATACCTGCTCGTCGATGCATTTACATTGTATGGAGCCGGAAAAGGCGGTGGCGGATCGGCGCCGTCATATCCTGACCCGACGAAGGTAGCGCAGGCAACCACGCAAACAAATACGGACACGGCAGCCTATAACAAGGCGCTGAACCTGAACAACTATTCGAATGCGTTTGGTTCGCAGCAATCGACTCAGACGGGCACTGATCCGACGACCGGCGCACCGATCTATAACACTCAGGTCAGCGCCAATCCGCAGCTTCAAAGCGCACTGAGTGGTCTTCTCGGGCAGGCCGGAAATAGCGGGCAGGTGAATCAAGATGCTCTCACCGGCCTTTATTCGCTGAATGGTCAATACAGCAATCTCGGTGGCCAGTTCTCGAATCTTGCGCAACAGCAGCTTGGCTTGAACCAGGGCATTAATGGCCTGCAAAGCCAGTATGGAAACATCAGCCAAGGGCTTAATGGGCTGAATGGCGCATATTCGAATCAATCTGGAGCGCTTGGCAGTCTGTCTTCGCAATACGGAAATCAAGCTGCGGCACTCGGCGGACTCGGTTCCCAGTATTCTAATCTTTCCAATGGCGTTGGCGCTCTTAACAATTCATATGGCGCCTTGAACAGCCAACTTTCCGGCCTCGGTTCACAGTTGGACCAAGGAGCGGCGAAGAACGCTCAGCAGCAGGGGCAGGATGCAGCCTACAAGGCTCAGACGCAATACCTCGATCCTCAATTCTCGCAGCAGGGCGAATCGCTCAGCGCGCAATTGGCAAACCAAGGGCTTACGCCGGGTTCGCAGGCATATAACAATGCCATGACGAACTTCAACAATACGAAGCAGCAGTCGTATAGCAACGCGCAGAATCAAGCGATCATGACCGGCTCGCAGCTAGGCGCGCAGAATTTGCAGAACCAGATTTCGGGCATTAATACGCAAGCAGGTCTGCTCGGCCAGCAGGGTTCGAACCTGATGAACTCGGCGAATCTGTATGGTCAGCAGGGGAACATGCTCGGCGCCCAAGCGGGCCTCATCGGCCAGCAAAGCGGCCTCACTGGTCAGCAAGCGGGGTTGATCGGACAGCAAGCGGGCATCACGGGCCAACAGGCGGGCTTGTACGGGCAGCAAGCGGGTATCACAGGGCAGCAAGCAGGATTGTATGGCCTGCAAGGCAATAACCTCGCTGGTGCAGGTTCGCTCTATGGTCAGCAGGGCAATACTTACGGCGCGCAGTCCGGATTGATGGGTCAGCTTTCCTCGAATGCGAACCTTCCATACTCGCAACTCGGGAGCATCGCGAGCTTGATGCCAGGATATTCTGGCACAGGTCAGAGCAGCGCGGCGCCAGCGGACATCTCCGGTCTCTACAACAATCAGTATCAGTCTCAACTTGCAGGTTACAACGCAGGGCAGTCGAGTTCGAACAACATGATGAGCGGCCTATTCGGCCTCGGCTCGGCCGGCATCATGGGAATGATGATGTCCGACCGTCGCGCGAAACGTTCCATCAAGCGCGTTGGGACGTGGGCGAATGGACTGGGCGTATACACCTACCGGTACATATGGGAGCCGAAGAACGTCCGGCATCTCGGGTTCATGGCAGACGAGGTGCGCAAGGTCGCGCCTCATGCGGTACGTCGTGGCGCCGATGGCTTCGATCGCGTCAACTACCAATTGGCGGCCTAAATGGGCGTCTTCGGAAATACGCTCAGCGCTGGCAACCAAGATTCCCCGATTGGCGCTATCGGCGGGAAAATCCAGAAATGGACTGATCCTATTGCATGGATTCCCGGCGGTATCGGCGATAAGTGGGTAAACCTCACGTCGCACCAGATTCCGAAAATGACGAATCAGGTGCTTCAGCCGATTGCGCAGCCAATTAACAAAATGGATTCTGCGGTGAATCCATTGCGCAAGATTGGCATCGTCAACAACCTAGCGAACACGGCATATGCGAAGCCGGGCGATGCGATCGGGATTGGCATTGGCTCGGCATTCACCGGTGGCGCATTAGGTGGCGCCTTGGGCGCAGCAGGAGGCAGCGGAGCGGGTGCAGCAGCCGGCGCAGGTGTTGGCGCTGCGGGCGCCGCTGATGCAGGTATCGCCGGCGGTGCGGCCGCTGGCGGCGGCCTGTTCGGAGGCGGCGGCTTATCTGGTCTATTCGGCGCTGGTGGCTTGGGTGGCAGCACGACTGCCGGGACTGCCTTAGGGACTGGTCTCGGAACAGATGCGGCCGCGACTGGTGGGATCACGGGCGGTGCTGGCGGCTTGACTGGCTTATTCAGCGGTCCTGCGGCATTCGGCGATGCAGGTTTGACTGGTACTGTCTCGGCAGGCGGTTCTGGACTTGGCGGCGCAATGGCCGGCGATATGGGCGGCGCTCTCGGGTCATCGCCTACCGGTCTGTTTAGCGGCTTGCTTCCAGGTGGCGGAATGAGCGGCACGGCCAGCGGCGCGCTTGGCGGTGGCCTATCTGGCGCGTCCGCAGGAGGTTCGTCAATCGGCGGCGCATCTATGGGCGGTCTACTGAATAACGGAACCTTCATGAACATGGCCCAGCAGATGTTGAGCCAGCAGAGCAAGAATAACCAGCAGCAGTCGCAGCAGAATCAACAGGCGGCGAACCGCAGCAATTTCACGCCGAGTAACGCTGCGCTGATGAACTACGCAATGGCACAACAGAACGTGGCGAATACGCAATCGCTTCAGCAAAACCTCGCGCGCGATCAGCAGCGTCGACAAGCACTTGCACAGGCTTTGAATCAGGGGAACATCTATGGCTAGCGCAGCAATGCCGGGAATGACGATCCTCCCGCAGTTTCAGGGGAGCGCATATCAGCTTCAGCAGCAGCAAGCGCTGGCGCAAGCTCTGATGCAGCAATCGTTTCAGCCGCAGAACACGCAGGCTGTCGGTTCGGGCCAATACTCGATCGTTCCGAAATACAGCGCAGTCGGCGGTCTTGCGCAACTTGGTCAGGCGCTGATGGCTGCGAAGATGCAGCAAAACGTCGCGCAGGGATATAACCAGCTTGGTCAGAATCAATGGGCTGCTCTTACTGGTTCACCTCCTGCATCGTCTGGCACTGGCGGCGCTTCGGATGGCTCAAGTGACTCGTCGAGCGCGAATCCGCAAGCGCTTGCCAGCGCGCTTGGTAGCAGCGGATCAACGGCGCCTGCACAAACTGCTGCCCCGCAGCAGAGCGGAGGATTGCTTTCCCCAGGTGGCCCGTTGAATCCTAATGGTATTCCGACGAATGCCGCAGCAATGATGTATATGTCACCGGAAGGACAAAAGGAACTGTTCAAGTCGGTCGCGGCAGGATATGCGCCGACCGCAGCGACGCTTCAGGCTCGGCAGGGCGGCTTCGACTCGGCGAAGGCAAATCAAGCTCAGTTCCAAAAAGATAGCTATATCGCGCCGACTACCGGTACCGGCATTATGCGCAATCCGTTCACTCAACAGCCGGTCGCATTCAATCCGGCGATCCCTGATGGCTCGACACCCCTTTTCGACGCATCTGGCAACGTCGCCAAGGTGCAGCCCATTCAAGGCGCTCAAGGAGTCATGCAGGGCAACGCCGCTGCAACTGCGGCTGGTGGCGCACAATTCAAGCCGGTTCAAGTGTTCAATCCGGCGACGAACCAGATGGAATACTCGAACGAGGCAGCGGTCACGAATCCGACTGCGCCGGCTCCGGTCCGCAACAACAACCCTGGCGCGATGATGCCGGGTGGCAAGCTTGCGCAATATCCGGACATGCAAACGGGCTTGGCTGCTCTCGATGGTAACCTCGCGAGCTACGGTAAGCAGGGCGTCAACACGATTTCCGGTGTGATCTCGAAATGGGCTCCTCCGAACGAGAACGACACGCAGGCGTATATCAAGGACGTTTCGCAACGCCTCGGAATTCCGGCGAACCAGAAGATTGACCTAACGAATCCGCTTCAGCGTCAGGCATTGTCGACGGCGATCGCGCTGCACGAGAACGGTCCAAGCGGAGTCTTCGGTAGTGGCACGGCGACTGCGCCTCAATCTGGTCGACCTGCTGCGAGTGCTCCGATGGGCGCGCAGGTCAATGCGGAAAAAGGTGCTGGCAATCTTCAGGACGAGTTGTCGAAGAAGTGGACTGATCTGAGCAATCAAAACGTTCAGGCTCAGTCGACGATCTCATACCTTCAAAATATCAAAGGCCTCGCTTCGAAAGCTGCTGTCGGGCCGATGGCGGATCGACTCAATTTCGTCAATGGCTTGCTCTCGATGGCCGGGCCCAACGCAAAATCAATCGCTGGGAGTGATCGGGCAGTCGACGCGGTTACGGCAAATAACCTGCTCGACAAGTACTCGAATCAGATCACGGCGCGTCTCAGCGCGAACGGGATGAGCACGGATTCGGCTAGATCGATTCTGCAATCGGCCTATCCGAATTCCAAAATGAATCAGGCAGCTATCAATGAGGCGGCCGATAACCTGATCGGAGCCCAGCAGATGACACAGGCGAAGACGCGACTTCTTACGCCACTGGCGAACGCTCGAAACCCGACTGACTACAATAATGCGGAAATGAAGTTCGACCAGAACGCCGACCCTCGAATTTTCCAATACGCGAACATTCAAGACCCGACGCAGCGCCAAGCATTCGCGCAGAAGTTGATCAAGCAAGACCCGAATATCGTTCAGAAGATCAAGAATCTCGAAGCGATGGGAGCGATGCAATGACGAGTCTCGCGGATCAGTTCGCAGCGGATGCAGGTCCCGCGCCGGCTGCAGGTCCCGCGCCGGCTGCACCGTCTCTCTCGGCTCAGTTCGTTTCAGATGCGCAAGCGGCGCCCGCTCCTGCAAAACCTGCCGCGGCGGCGCCGTCGACATGGGATCAGTTCGGCCGTCAACTAGGATTGACTGCGCGCGCTGGTGTTACTGGCGTTACATCACTTCCGGCTATGGTAGGAGATGCAGCGAACGCCGGCATCAATAAGGTTTTCGGAACGAATCTCGCGCCTGTATCAGCAACCATTCAGGCATTGGAAGACAAAGCAGGACTTCCGCAACCTCAGAATGCGACGGAGCGCATTGTACAGAATGCTACGAGCGCGATGGCTGGCGTCAGTCCGACAGTTGGTATTGGTCGCGCGATGGCCGGCGCAGCATCGCCTACTGCGCAAGCACTGAGCACGGCACTTCAGGCCACTCCGGGAGCGCAGATGCTTGGTTCTGCCGGCTCTGGAGCGGGGTCTACCGGCGCGCAGGAACTTGGCCTAGGACCTGGCTGGCAGATTGCAGGCGGAGTTCTCGGTGGAACTGGTGGCGTGCTTGCCGGTTCTGCTGCAACGTCCGGAGCACGCGCTCTCTCGAATGCGCTCACTCCCGCGCCGAAATTGACGCCTGCCGCTGCCGCTGCTCGTGCAGATGCAGGCGTTGATCAGGCGATTCAAGAACTTGGCCCGCAAGCACAACAGACTTATCAGCCTGTTCAGCCTCAGTCTCAGCCGGTTCCCGTTCAGAACCCGGCGATGGTCGGCCCTCCGTCTCCTCCTACACCGTCTCCGGTTCGTGGCGCTCCGAATACATTCCAACCGCTTAAGCAGCAGGTCGCGCAAGTCATCGAACAAAATCCGAGCGTTGACGCCGCTGCGGCAATGCGCGCGCAGGACTTCCGAAACCTCGGGATGCAGCCGCTACTAGGCCAGATCACGCGCGATCCGAACCAGTTCGCGCAAGAATTGAACATGCGCGGCGTTTCTGGCGTCGGTAGCCCGATTGCGACTCGGCTTAATCAGCAAAACACTCAGCTTCAGACGGCGCTCCATGGTCTGGCGGGTAATCCTTCAGATACGTATCAAGCAGGCTCTGCGATCAAGAATTCGCTCCAATCCATCGACAACGATCTATCGAGCCAAGTAAGCGGTGCATACCAAGCAGCGAAGGCATCTAGCGGCAAGAACCTGGACGTTCCGCTTACCGGTCTAGCTCAGGATTACGCGCAAGTCTTGAACGATTTCGGGGACAAGGTTCCGAGCGGCGTTCGCAACAACTTCAATCAGCTTGGGTTGATGGGCGGGACTCAGCAGAAGACATTCTCGATCGAGAACGCCGAGAACTTGCTGAAGGTCATCAACGCGAATTCAAGCAATGATCCAGCTACAAATGCTGCATTGGCACAACTCCGCGGGAGCGTGAAGAATGCCATTCTCTCGGCTGATGATCAAGGCGGCGTCTATGCTCAAGCTCGTCAGTTGGCGGCGCAACGGTTCGCACTACATGAGCAGATTCCGGCTCTAGAAGCGAGCGCGAACAACAGCATCAATCCTGACGACTTCGTTCGAAAGTACATCATCGGCGGAAAGACGGACCAGGTCGCGCCTCTTGCTGCATTGTTGCAACAACAGGCCCCCTCTGCTTTCCAGGAAGCCCGTAACCAGATCGGCGCTCAGCTTGCTCTCAAGGGATTCGGACAGAACGTAGCAGGTGATGCGCCGTTCAAGCCTGCCGGGTTCGCACAGCAGATGCAGGCATTCGGCCCGCAAAAGCTCGCCGCGTTCTACTCGCCGGACGAAATCAACCAACTCAACACGATCGGCCGGGTGGGTTCGTACATGAACGCATTCCCATCGTCGGCGCCGGTCAATACATCGAATACGGCATCTGCTCTCGCTTCTATTGTCGGCGCTGGCGTGAAGAAAATTCCGTATGTCGGCGGACTCATCGACAACATGCAGAACCGGACATTTGTGAACAAAGCGCTTGCGGCATCGCTTAGCAATGCGCAAAGCCCGTCAGTACCGGTTGATCCGCGTCTCCTTGCTGATGCCCTTTCGAAGTTCACGCCACCGGCGAAATGATATGACGGCGCCGGATAGGCCGTGATAGATAACGACGGACAAGATTCCGCCGAACGCGATAAATCCTAGTTGGATATTCATATTTCTCCCTTAAGGGCCGCCAAGTGCGGCCTTTTTTTGTTAGGCAGCTTTCTTTTGAAGGTAGCGTTCGGCCGCCATCATACTGCGACAGGTCAGGCAGCCGCGACCGGTTTTCACGAAATAGGTGTTTTCTTCGGTGTATTCGTGGCCCCTCTTGCAATGCGTTCTGGCGCGACGCATTTTTGCAGCAGCTTCTATCGCCAATTTCATATGGTTATGGTCTCGCGGAAGGCGCATGACGGTAAGCGCCTCCTCTAAAGGAATTCCGTTAGCAATGCGCTTCATGATGACATCGCCTCCGCGAAGTCCCAAACCATGCGCCCATTGCGTCGCGGTTTTGGTTACGCCGTTGAAAGTGATTCGGATATTGGTTCGGCGATTGTTGCCTTGATCTTTCATCGTCGCCCAAATGCAGTTGCCAGGCCCGTATGCGAGGTTGTTGTCTTTCCTTTCAAGTGTCATTCCGTCAGGTCTCGGACCCATATCAGAGACGAAGTTTCTGAACCCGATCCCGCGCGGCATAAGCCATCGATCACAGACCGTGATGCCTCGTCCGCCGTACGAGTGGTAAGCGGCGTTGGTCTTGCAGTAACACCGTTTTTTCATTGAAGCATAGAGCCAATAGTCAGGATGCTCTTGGGCTTTGAATTCCATGTCTCGATCTCCTTAGCGATCCTGACATTTTAACGCAATTTCAGATAGAGGGCTATCGTGCCATTTAACGGAAGCGGCATTTTTTCTCTGGCAAGCGGAAACCCTGTTGTGACAGGGACTACGATTTCCTCGACAGTTCAGAACAACACCATGTCTGACATCGCAAACAATGGCCTCACGAATTGTTTGACCAAGGACGGCCAGCAGACGCCGACCGCAAATATTCCGCTTGGTGGCTTCAGGATCACTACCCTTGGCAACGGTACGGCGCTGACTGATGCTGCCAATTTAAGCCAAATCCAGAACAACGGCGCGACGGTCCTCGGTTCAATAAGCGGGACCGGCGATGCGATCGTCGCGGCTTCGGCTCCTTCGATTACTGCGTATACCACCGGTCAGACGTTCATCTACACGCCTACGTCGACAAACACGGTAACGAATCCGACGATCAACATTTCTGCGGTCGGCGCCAAGACAATTACACAATCAAACGGCCTTGGTCTGTGGTCCGGCGCACTGGCTGTCGGAACTCCATATCAGTTGTACTACGACGGCACGAATTTCCGCGTGCAATCGGGGCAACTCGCGCAGGGCATTCCGTATTATCAGAGCCGAACAAGCCATCGGAATTTACTCACTGATGGTAATTTCGATTATTGGCGCAGCGGGACGAGTTTTTCTATCGGTGCCGGTCTGTTTCAGTACACCGCAGACATGTGGATATGCGGCGCTGGTGGCGGGTCTGGCGCTTGCACGATCACACAGAATTCGTTTAATCCAGGCGCCGAACCGTCAGGGATGACGACTCCGGTTATTGGCTTCATGAAGTTCGCCCAAACTTCCAACGCCGTCACAAACCCGTTTATCTCTCAACACATTGAGGGCGTTCGCACTCTCGACGGACGCACGGCTACGTTTTCCTGCTGGCTCTGGGTCGATTCCGGGACCATCACGATCCCGACCGTTGCAACGGTGCAGTTATTCGGGGCAGGCGGAAGTGGCACAGTTACCACCAATACAACTGCCGGATGGGTCGTTACCACAACTCCGACGCGATTCTCTCTGTCTCTCGCGATTCCATCGATCAGCGGAAAGACGATTGGCACATCTGGCGATTTCTTGGCGGTTCAGTTCTTGTTGCCAGTGAGTGCCACGTTCAACCTCAATACGACGCAATGGCAGCTTGAAGATAGTCCAGCAAACGCTCCAGCAGCCGGCCTTCCAACTCCCTATGAATGGAGAGGCTATGACGCCGAACTTGCTCGCGTCAATCGATATGTTCAGGTTCTGTCGAATACTTCTGTCTTCTCGTTGCAGGTATTAGGTTCTGGCGTATACACGACAACTACTAACTTTGTTGCTCTTATACCGCTCATTAACACGATGCGCATTCAGCCTGTCATCACATTCCTCAGCGGTTCGGCAACTTCCCTCATTGTGGGGGGTTCGTCATCATTGAGCGTTACGGCTCTTGCATTAGCAACGTCTGCATCATCCAACGTGCAGCTATTTTTGAACTGCACGGTAGCCGGCGCAACAGCAGGACAGGGCGGCGTTCTTAGGTCAAACACCGGCAACCTACTTATTGCAGATGCACGTTTATAAGGAAGGTCCATGAATTACCAAAACGTGACGGACCAGATGGACGCCAGCAGCGGCAACGTCGACCAGACCACAGTCATCCTTTATGCGGATGACGGATCGATAAGCTACCTCAACGTTTGGTCGAGAATGTGGCAAACATATCAAGAATGGATAGCGCAAGGTAACACTCCTTTGCCGCCAGCATAACCGACAGCCGCCGATAGAGCGGCTTTTTTACGGGGCTTCGAATGCCGATACACGAAGACATTGCAGCGGCGATTAACGCCCTTTCCGCCGACATGGACCAGCGGCACTCCGAGAACGTCACACAACAACTTGTGACGGATCGCAAAGTTGATGAGGTGATACGCAGAGTGGACGACTTACACAACGCATTCCCCAACGGCGATTGGGACGGGCACCGCAGAGCACATGAAGCAATGATCGCGCGGCATGAGGCAAAAGCTAGGTTCTATGAAGAACTCCGCGTCGACCTCGCGCAGAAAGGGCTATGGGCGCTCATTGTCGGGCTTGCTACGGCCGTTTGGTATTACTTCCGAGCTAAGGTGAACACATGAGCAATTTCGATATGCCGACGCTTGTCGCGGAGCTTTGCCGCGATGAGGGCGTGAGACTCAAGCCGTACCTCGACACTGTAGGTAAGACCACGATAGGCGTTGGCCGCAATTTGACCGATGTCGGAATCTCGCAGGACGAATGCGACGCGCTACTTGAGAACGACATCGGTCGAACGACGGCATGGCTCGATCGAAACCTGCCGTGGTGGTCGACGCTTGATCCAGTTCGTCAGCGCGTGCTGGTCAACATGGCGTTCAACATGGGCGGCGGGTTGCTGTCGTTCGTGAATACGTTGGCGGCTATCCAGCGCGGAGATTACAACGCTGCGGCGAATGGAATGCTGGCTAGTCGATGGGCGACGCAAGTCGGCGCGCGTGCAACGCGCCTGGCTGACATGATGAGAAACGGAGCGTGATATGAACTGGTCAGACATAGCCGGCGCAGTCGGCAAAGCGGCGCCAATCCTCGGCACGGCGCTGGGCGGTCCGCTAGGTGGCGTGGCCGGCGCTCTGATCGCGAGCGCGCTCGGCACAAGCAACGATGCCGATGCAGTCAATACGGCACTTGCAACCGATCCGGCTGCGCTCGAAAAGCTAAAAGAAGCGGAAATGGCGAACAAGCTTGAGATGCAGAAGCTTGTGATTACCGCGGAGCAGAACCGGCTTGCCGATGTCCAGAACGCCCGGGCGCGCCAATCGGCTAACCCGAAAGACTACACGCCCCAACTTCTCGCGGGTGGCGTTACATTGGGATTCTTCGGCGCGCTCACTGCGGTCATGCTGGCGCCTCTGTCTAATACCGTGCACGACCTATTACTCGTCATGATCGGCGCGCTTCAGACCGCCTGGATATCGGTCATTTCCTACTACTTCGGATCGAGCAAGGAAAGCGCCGGCCAGACGAAGATGATCGCAGACGTTGGATACGCTGCGGCAAACGCGCCGATCAACATCCACACTCAGGCTGCTGCCGATCCAATCGCGCTGGCTCCAGAGCCAAGCATGTTCAGGGGGCATTGATGGCTCGCTATGTCATCGCCACGGTAGCGCAGTTGCTTTTCACCTATCTGATAGCGGTTCCATTCGCGCCGGTCATCGCTATTTTTTGCAAGGATGATGGCTATCTTCCGAACTGGCTTGCATGGTTCCAGACCTTCGACGCGCCGCTTGATGCAGGCTGGCGCGATGGGTACTTCCAGCCCGCAGACGCGCCTGCGCCGATCGGATGGGAGAAATGGTGGCTTCGTACCCGCTGGCTGTGGCGAAACCCAGCATACGGTTTCTGCTATTGGCCGCTCGGCTTGCCCTACGATCCAAGCAAATGGGTTGTCGACTTGCTGACCTACGACGGCGCGACGCTCACCGAGTTCAAGGCACATACGGCCGACGGCAAGTATTTCTGCCACACGAACAGCAGTGGCCTAAAACTAGGCTACAAGCTCTGGTGGGCGCTCGACGCAAACTGGAAGCTCATCGACAAGCTTCCGGCATCGCGCGGTCCTGACAACCGCCTGCCGATCTGTTTCACGCCGAAATTCACATCATCGAGCTGACAAGTTGTCGAATCTGCGCGGCCTCGTTCTCTGCCTTGATCTTGTAGAGCGTGTCGTTCGGATGCACGCAGTCGACAAGCATCGATTGCCAGTTCGGCAGAGATGAAACGTAATCGTATTGCTTGATCAGAAATACGCCTTTCTGATTGGCTACGTCGACCATGATGGCTCGGTAGTCAGGTAGGTTTGTATGATTCGCCGCGCAGGAAGGGTTCGCTTCCTCAAGAACAGGCGTCTTCCCAGCTTGGCGTACCGTATCGATCCATGAAATCAGATTCGCTCGATATGCGTCTGTCGTCATAAGGCGCGAATCGTTCATCATGTAATCTGCAAGAACGATTTGAGCGTTGCTTTTTGAGAGCCGAGTGGCGAACGGCGTCCCGTAATTCGGCGCGCCAGTCAGCGAATCAGCCGCAGTAGCGCCTGGCACAGCCTTGTTGTTCACAATCACATTTCCGCTTATATTCGCTTGCAGCGTCGCCTGCAATACGACTGGCGGATTGTTCACGCTTTGGATCAGAACGCCGTTCTGCGTCCCGACATATCCCCATATCAGGGAATCTCCTTCTGCGTCGATCACGACCGTTTTCTTCACGGTTTGAACCGGCGCGCCTGAACCTTCCGGTCCTCCTCCGCCGCCGCCACATCCGAAAAGTGTTCCTGTGACTGCGAGCGCTGCAACGGTTCCCCTCATTTCGTGCTCCCCTCTGTTTGCGGTTGTGTCCGGCGCTTTGCGCGGGAATAGTACTCGATTGATCGGCGGTTTGTTTGCCAATGGCTTTCTCCGTTTGAAACCATCACGTAACTTATTGATTTCATTAGGACGTAACTCCCCGTTTTTGACCATTTTGAGAACGGTCAAAACCAACGACAACGCGTTGAATTTGTTACGAAAAACGTTGTTTCAAGCGACGTGCTGCGCATGCATGAACCATTACCCTGCGCGCCTTTACCAGTAATGGGGTGTTAAACACTTGTTCAAAATTCGTTCAAAACTCAAGCGGCATTTATGCGCACTCTGATCGGCTCGATACCTCGGTTATCGGCATACAGCGCGGCCGTCGCCTCGGTTGAATGTCCGAGAAGCGCCTTCGTATCGACGCCACCCTGTTCCATATAGAGCCGCTTCGACAGGCTTCGAATTTCATGGAACGAAGGCGCGTTCTCGTCTGGAATTCCGGCCCGTCTACGAGCTTCCGCGAATGACAGGCTGATCGTCTGGAGGTTTATCGGCGCGCCTCGCTTGATCGATCCTCGGTTCTGAACGTGGTGAATCAGATATTGACTCAGCACATCGGCCGACTTGCAGCGCGCGATGACATCGGCGAGCGACATGCCTATTGCATCCATCCGAAGCGCGACAGGAATCGCGATCCAGCGCTGCGTCTTCTTGCGCATCACGACCGCCTCGCCATCCTTCACCGAGCTGCGAGGCCATGCCGCGACGGTAGACCGGTCCTGTCCAGATACCAGCGCGAGAAGCATCGTATTGGCGAGCCAAGGCGCGACGGCCGGCGCCTCCTTCAAGATGGCGTTGAACTGTTCCAGCGTCAGGCGCTTTCGCTTAACCTTCGTGCGCACTTCCTCCGTCACGCTGGCCGGGTTCTTGTCTATCCAACCCAGCGCGAGGCCCTTCGAGAACAACGCAATCATCCGCGAGCGGATCGCCTGCGCCCATCGTTGCTTGCCCCGCGCCTTGATTTCCTCCAATACTTCCGATACGTCCCGCGTCGTCACGGTCGAGCAATCTTTCCCGCCAAGTTTCCCGCTGATCACTTTGTCATAGTCAGAGCGAGCGCGGATCGTGTTGGGCTTCAGGTCTTCCGTCGGCATGCGCTTGATGAGATCAGCGACAGTCCTATTTGATGCCTCCAAGCGCTCGGCGAGGCTTCGTGATGACTTCGCGTTCTCCACGATCATGTTCGCTTCCTGCGCCTCGTGGATCGCCTGCGCGAGCGTCATGCGCCCGAGCACATGCGTCTTCCCGTCGCGCGGATCGCGCCAAACAAAATAGCCAGGGCGCGGCTCGTGCATGTTTGCCGGCCAGTTGGCGCGGCGGCGGATTCTAGGTCTGGCGGCCATTATTTTTGTATGCGCTGGGCCAATGACGGCCGGGTTGATCGGTCCTGAAACGTGGCGTTCTGATCGACATAGTACGCTCGCCCGACCTTCACGGGCGGCGGCCATATCTTGCCGTCACGAATCCAGATGCGCGCGGTGCGGATGGCGGGCGCCGGCTCGAATTGGCGTTTCAGCCATTCGTCGAGTCTGAGTTTCATCTACGCTCCCTCCTTCTTCGCCACCAGACTCCGGGCTTTCCCAGCGATCTTGTCGGGGTCGATGCGTCCCTCGGCGATCTCTGAGACGAACTTCCGCAACTCCTCGCACTTCGCCATCCACTCAGCATTGAGGCGGACATGCTCGCGGTTCCGTTCTTCGCGGGCTTTCTCTGCGGCGAGCAGGGCTTCGGCGAGGCTCTTGCGCAGATTAACAGTCGTGGCTTCGCGCCAAGCTTCCATCATTCGACCGGCATCGGCCCAATCTTCCGCATGACGCTCGATCAGATGGAAGGCTACCTCGGAACTGATCTTTTCCCAGTTTTGATCGGTCACGGTTGCGGCTCCTTGTCGGCGTCGAGAATACTTCTAGCAAGAGATGCTAGACCATAAGCAAGACCGCACGCGTGCATGTCACGACGCAAGATAGCTTCGCGGATCGTTTCTGAGCAGACCAGAAGTGGCACGCCTGCCGACTCCTGCGCACGCTCAGGCGTAGGGGCGGCAATTACACGGCTCAAAATGCGCACCGCGTTTTCCATGTTATCCGGGTGTTTCAAAGGCTCCAGCGCAACAATTTGATGAACAAGAGTTCGCATCCCAGTTACATCCGGCGTAGGGGCGGTGTAGAGCGGCTGAACTTCGATAACGCAACTTGCCAAATACGGAATCTGTTCAGGCCATTGCTTAGCGCAATTCAACGCTTCATGGTGCTGACAGAATGCCGCCCATTTCATAATCGCATTCGGCCGCATAGCTACGACTCTCCACGCCACAGGCTGCGCCTCACGCGGTGCACACTCGGCTTGCACTTCTAGCCTCGACTCCCGAATGTCTTTCAGGCGCTGCTCGATGCACTTCTGCATTCCTGCGTTATCCTCTAAAACTCCGAAGTTGTACCCCGCCTTCATTCCGGCAATGTAGGTGCTGTCAACGCTGCGATCCGCACGCGGTGCGCACTCGCCGCATTCGCTATGCGCAGGTCCGCCGATGAATACGCGCCCGCAAGTGCTGCACTCGCATCCTCCGGGCATGCTTGACGCGCGATCACGCGGTGCGCACTCGGCTTGCGGGGCTGTGAGCTTCGGCCAGTCATCAAGACTTTCAGCGACGGCTCCGCCTTTCGTCGCGTACCACTCAATCATTTCGCACACACGGCGCGTGGCAACGCGATCGTCGCGCTGGTCGTCGCGAGTCTGCGGATACATCTCACCGCGTCGCGCAGCTTCAGAGTCGACAGCGCGAATCGCCTTCACCACGTCGCGCCACGCCACCGCCTCACCCTTGCCGCCATCGGCGCAGACCGACAGGGCGGCTCGGGCTTGCCATGCTTCCCACATGACGCGTGCAGTGGTTGAGGTGAGGGGTAATCCGTGTGGCTTCTTGAACCAATCTTCGAAGCGTTCCCGCTCCGCGCTATTTCCGTTGGTCATGTCTTCAATCCTAGTAGGTGCGTGAGAGCGGCGGTCTTTGTGGGGTGGGTCATGCGCCACGGGCGCGAATCATCGCGTCGGCGTACTCGTAGGCCCTCTGCGCAGCTTCCTC